CCACTGTCGAGCAAAGCCTGCAAGCCGGGTGGTACGGTCTTCATTCGCGCAATTCCTTGAGAAAGATCGATGGAATGTCGCCGACGGCCGCGGTCCGCATGGCGATCTGGTCGAGCTTGCAGTCAAAGCGTACCGGCACATGGAACTGCCCGCCCCAGGAGAGTTCCGCATCCACCGCCGGGGCCACATCGAAACTGACCAGCCCGGTGGTCGCATCGAGGCTCCAGCCGGATGCGGTGGGCACGCCGTCGACGGCGATCAGGATCGTTCCGAATGGCCGTGTGATCCTGCGGTCGAAGCTCTCGCCGGCGAAGGCATAGCGTTTCGATAGCTGGAATTGCGTGGTCACGCCGTCGCCCGTTCCCAGCCCCTGGTCGAGTGCCGTCGGGGTGAGATGCGGCGCGCCGGAGCGGTAGTCGGTCCAGTCGAGAAAGCGGAAACCCCGCAAGCGGCCGAAGGCGACCTTGTAGAGCGACAGCACCTCGTAAAGCTCGGCCGGAGTGCGCACGCCGAAGCGCGCATCGTACCGGCGCAAGGGCGACGCCCAGGGCGTGTTCCGTTCCTCGAAACCCGAGGCCAGCTCGACGATCTCGGCCGGCCAGTCAGGTCCGCCGGGCGAACCGCGGCTGATATGGACGGGAAACACCGCGCCATTGATGAAGCCAGCCATCACATGTGCCTCCCGGCGCGACCCAGGAACCGACCGGCGCCGCGGGCAACCGTCGCCTTGGACTCGGCGAACGCGCGCGGCGAAGCTGTCTCGATGTAGAAATTGTTGACGGTAGAGCCGCCGCCATATTTGGCTGCGAGCTGATCGGGCCAGCCGATCTCCTCGCCGTCCATGGCGATGACGGGCCGCTCACCTGGGCCGAATAGGTTGTCAGCTGCACCAACCTGGCCGCCACCATGCAGGCGCGGCGCGCTGGCAAAGACAGACGCCGGCACGGCGCGCCTGACCAGCGCGTTGGCGCCGACCTGTCCGCCGCTGTGATAAAGCCCGACACCGATGGCGGTCGGCGCCGGCGGGAAAAGGCCTGCGCCGCCGCCGAGCCCAAACAGATTACCAATCAGACCGAAGCCGCCGCTTGCGCCGCCGCCGCCCAGCAGTAGCCGGGCGAGGGCATTGAGCGAGAAGTCGAGAAAGCGTTGCGACACAGACTGGATCACCGATCCCAGCGCCGCGCCGGCGTCGCCGGTTTGCCAAAGCACCTGAGCGAATTCGCGCACCGAGCCCTGCAGTAGCCGGAATTCCCGGGCGAGATCACCTGCCGTTTGATCGCTGTTTGATCTGTAGGAACCGCCGGCGATCGGCGGAACGCCGACATAGCCGCCAGCTGCATAGCCCGCCACGCCACGGCGGATGGCTTCGAGGTTGGAAACGCCGATCCGGGCAGTGGCGGGAGCGTCAAAGACAAATTCCCTGCCATGCACGAAGCCGGCGATATCGGATGCCGCGATGTCGCCGGTGTAGCCGCCCGCAGCATAGCTGCCCTCGGCAAATGGCGGCGTTGTTGCGGCGCGCACCGCGTTGAATGGAAGCGACGTCCCCGCGCCACCGATCGAGCCAAGCAGCCGGCTGTACTCGGACAGCGGGACAATGGCCTGCGTGGCCGCGCCAGCCGTAGCGATGATTGCAGCATTGGTACCGGCGACGGCGCCGCCGGCTGCTGCCGCCCCGTCTGTGAGCTCGCCATATTTCTCGGCCTTGCCGCCAAGCGCCGTGGCTGCTGCCTCCGCACTGCCTTTCACCCCGTCGAGCAGATCGCGTGAGCGTTCAAGTTCGGCCTGCAGTTCGGCGGCGGCCGTCGTGTCTTCTAAGATCTGCTCGGCTAGCCCGCGGAAGGGCGATTCGGTGGGCAGCATTTCGGCGATTTCGGCGACCTCGCGCCGGAACGCGATCACATCGGCCGCGCCGTCCTTGAGCTCCTTTCGAAACTCGCTCACCTGATCCTGAAAGGGGCCGAAGCGCGCAAATGGCGCGCCCAACACATCCGAGGGCCGCAATCCATCGCTGCCGCGAATGAGGTCACGTTGCGCGGCTTCGGCCGAGCGGCCCAGGCGGCTGACATTCTGCTGACCCTCGAACCGCAATTGCGCGATGGAATCGACACCGTAGCTGGACGCGGCGCCGCTGGCCTCCGCCCAGGCACTTTTGATACGACCGACCAGATCGGCGTGGGATGTCAGCGCCCGTTCGATCATCGGCTGGTTGGAGGTGATCTCGCGAAACAGATCCGCGGCAGCCCCAGCCGCGATCTTGAGGCCCTCACTGACGGCCGTGATGGCGACGCTTGCGGCCAATCCGCCGGCGGCCCCCGCCACGACGGTTGCAAGCCCGTCGAATTTTTCGCGCGCTGTCCCCGCCGCGTCGCCAGCCTTGGCAATATCCGGAGCCGCTGTCAGGCCCGCGTCGCCCGCAGCCTTTATGCCGGTTGTCGCGCGATCTCCTTCATCAGCGATCTGTTTGAGGCCAAGCCGGGCGCGGGTCGCTTCACTGCTTTCCCACTCAAACCCCTTGAATGAGGCTTCGACTTTTTTCCCTGCTGTCTCTGCCTTGTTGCCGAGATCCTCAACTGCGCTTGCCGTCTCGCTCAGTGCCTTTTTGGCACCGGCCGGATCGCCGTCAATGACCAGGGCCAAGCGCAGCGTCATGGTGTTACCACCTCTCCGACGCCATTGAGCGCGTCGCGCGCCGCCATTTCCATCACCGTCAGTCCGTTGAAAGTCTCATTGTCCAGAACGATGCCGCGCGCAGACCAGGCGATGGCGGCACCGGCATAATCGACCCCAATAAAGCGGGTGATGATGTAGCCGTTCCGGCCAGAGAGTGTGGTGCGCCATTGGCTGGCCGCAGTGAGGAAGGCGGTGGCGGCAGCGGCGTTTTGCGGCCAGACCCCGGAAAATGAGCCACTGCTGCGATGTCGGTCCCATCTGGCGATCGCGGCCTGAGCCGCGGCATCAAGACCGGCCGCACGGGCATCGGCGATCGCGTCGTCCTCATTAATTGGCGGCGTGTCATTGAGTGTGCCTTCTGCCCAGGCCCGCGCCGCCATGATCAGTTTCCCTGGGCGGCCCTGCCGATCCCCTCGACATAGGCGCGCACCAGGCCCGCGCGGATATCCGGCCGGTCGATCAGCCGGGCGAGCAGCGGCCCGGAAAAGGGGAGCGGGCCGGAACCGTCCTCGATGTCTTCGAGATCAGTGACGGTTGTTTCAAGAAAGCCCGCGACCTGGTCGGGATCGCCAAGGTCGATCTGCTTGAATGCGGACACCGGCATCACCTGGAACCTGGCCCGGAAGCTCTCCGGTTCGGCATTGGGCAGCCGGACGGTGACGGTCTCCCAGAAGCAGGGCGCGGAATCGATGTTGAACATGCCGGGGTCCTTTTCCGGATTGATTTTACGTCAGGGTCAGCGTCCACTGGTCGTTGCCGGAGACCGGCAGCGGCACCAGCTCAAGCGGCCATTCGGCGATCTTCTGGGCTTCCTCGTAACCCGACAGCCGCTTGAGCTGGGCCGAGGGAACCGACAGCGTTACGGTCGAACCGGCGGCGGTTCCATGCACCAGCTCGACCGCAACTTTCGTCTGGTCATTGGCGAGGTCATAAGGATCGAATGTGCTGACCGGCACCGCCTCGACGCGCGCCGACAGCGCATCGGCGCGGTCGGTGATCAGGATCGATTCCGATCCGACCAGCAGCCTGGGCTCGACCTGGTTGTTGAGCGCCAGCACCGCCTCGCGCAGCACCATGGAAACAGCATCGATCGTGAAATCAGGCGTGTTGGCATGGGTGACGACGACCGGCGGCTTGAAGCCGCTCAGCACCGGCGCAGGCCGCGCCTGCTCGGAGGGTTCCGACCACAGGCCCAGCATGTCGAATTCGAGATAGGGCAGGCCTTGGGCGGTAAAACGCATGGTGCACTGGCCACGGCAGCCGGTGAGAACATGGCGCGTGCCGGCCATCCAGAAATGAAGCGTGCCCGACTCCATGCCGTCGGAAATCGGATTGTAGGTGACCGAGGTTGCCGGCGTGATCGTCTCGGCGACGGCGCAGGCGCGCAGCATCGGTCCCCAGGCCGGCGCGGTGCCGGCTGTGCCGGATCCGGCCAGCTCCACCCGGCCGCGCAGCCTTCCGCGCAAGCCCACCGGGATCATGGCTTGCGCGCCGAGATAGGGCAGCTCCAGATCGCGGCTCACATCCTCGCCCTCCATCGGCGAGAACGAGACATTGGTCATCAGGAAGGCGTTGGCGCCGGCCGGAACCGCGTCGACGCCGTAGCTGGCCTCGATCTTGAACAGAATGATCTTGGATCGCCATTTGAGCGGCATGGCCTAGTCCTTCCCGGTTTCGGTCGCGGGCGTTTCCGGTTCAGGCTTCGAACCGTCTTTCGCCGGTTTCAGCGATCCGTCCTTCTCACGCACGTAACTGCCACCGACTTGCGGTAACAGGGCCGGTTTCTTTGTCATGCCAAATTCCTCACCTGTCTCTGGATCGAAAAGTCGAGCTGGTACATGACCGCGCCGGCTTCGGCGGAGAGCAATTGGCCGCGCGCCACGCGGAAGACGCCGATGGCGCCGTCCGGCCCCCAGCCGGCGATGGCGGCGATCAGCGCGTCGATCAGTTCGCCGATCTGCGGCAGTGCCTTCGCGCCGCTGGCGTCGCCGGCCGCGCGCACCACCAGCAGCACGCCGACAATCTCGTCGAGCATCTGGGTGAACGCCCCGGCAGCCGCATCGCCCTCGCTGCGCGGCCTCAGCCCGAGCGGCAGGACAAAGGCCGTGGCTGCGGCCTGGGGCAGCGCCTTGCGCCGGACCAGTTCGGAGAGATCGGCGGCCTCTTTGGCGCGGCCATCAAGCGCCGGCACCGTCGCCTCTATGCGGGTGATCACCTCGTCAGTCAGCATCAAGGCCTCCCAGCGGTTGAC